CTATCGAGGCCTGCGCTCGCGGTTGGGTAGTGCATATCGGGCGTTCCTAGCTAAGGGGAAGACTATGCTTTCCCCCGACAAGATGACGGAACATCTTCTTGTCGGATTCATAATCCGGCTGGTGGCGCTAACTGCCCACTTCACCGATGTGAAGGAATTGCGATCTGTCAATAGTCAAGTTTCCCAACACTTTGCCTCTACCTTGCGACGTTACTACGTGCATAAAGGTATGAGAGGTGTCGTTCTTCTGCTGAAATTTTCATCTCTGCTCGTACTACAGTACCTTGGGAAGACTCCCAAGATATCGTGGGAATACGGTTTCCCTGTGCGCTTGGCACATGGGTTACCGGCATGGTTACCTTTACAGGCTCGCCATGCTATCCGTAGCAGATGTCCACGTGTCATTCGCTTCTGGCTCTCCCTGATGTACATCTATAAGATACTTGCTGTACCCTATGATGTCGGGAGGGCCCTCTCTACCATCTCTGCGGCCCCCCTGGTTGTTACGCCAGGGGTCCAGACCCTGTTGGATGAGTTCCGACTCTTCCTTCGGGACGTCTGGGTTCCATCCGTTGGTGGGGTACGTCCCCTACCAAAGGATGACCGCTATAAACACTTCACCCCCGTTTCGGCAGGCCCGAATGGGGCCCCTGCCGTTAACCATATCGGTTCAGACGCTCTTGCCTGGATGAATGGTCTACGGAAGTGGGGCGAGAACTGGCCGTTATGGCTAGCTCTCCGCGAGGCGTCTTCCTTGTTTAAGGTCGACAAGTTTATACGGTTGGAGATGATGGAGGTCCTCTCCGGTTACCCTGCCTTGAAGAAGGACAGGGGTGTTCAGAGGGAGCCTATCATGTCGCGGGTTCACTTACTTGCCGAGCCGGCTGGTAAGGTCCGTGCCGTCGGTATAATTGATATTTTCACTCAACGTATACTGCGGCCGCTACATGATGATCTCTTCCTTGTCCTCGACAAGCTGCCTTGGGATGGTACCATGAGTCAAAATCGGCTCATGGATGCACTCAAGGCTGAGTTCGGGAAGCGGAAGGGCTCGTGGTCATCGATCGACATTTCGTCGGCTACTGATCTTATTCCTCGGCAACTCTATGAGATACTCCTAGAGGAGCTGTACGGGAAGAAGGGAAGGAAGGCTGGGCTTGCCCAGACCGTCCTGACTCTTATGACAGACCGGGAGTTCGCAGTTAGTGCGGATCCGGCTTTAGCTCGTAAGGGAGAGAAGCTCTCCCTCCCTGCGAGCGTGTCCTATGGGCGCGGGCAGCCAATGGGCTGCCTGGGGTCGTTTGCATTATTGGGTCTTTGGAATAATGCATGGGTAGGGTTCGCTAGTTATAAGCATACTGGCAAATTACCTGTGTGTTATGGAGTTACCGGAGATGACGTCGTCATCTTCGATAAGGATAGTTCTAAACCTGTGGCTTTAAACTATATTCAGAGTTGTAAAACTCTGGGAATTCCAATATCTATCCCTAAGTCCTTCGCGTCATCATCCCTATTCAATTTCTTGTCTAGGACGGTGATAACGGAGGGGGAGGTCTCGCCTCTTTCATGGAAAGAGGAGCTGACAATGGTTACTGCATCCGATCGGATGGAGCGAGCGTTGAAGCTACGTGACCGCGATTATTGGTCTTCTGATGGTGATGGATGGCTGTCCAAAGCCGTTAAATATTTTTTAACTCCGACGGAGTACCTCCTGCACGTGAAAGACGTGAGGGAAGGTACCCTGTCGGGTTATGGGTTAAGAGCTGTTCTGGCTTACCTTGTGCCTTCTTCTAGATGCATATCTAGTTTGGGGTTACAGGGTGTCTCAATTTTTAGCTTGCTGTCCGCTTGCGCGGGTTCAGTAGCTTGCTTGAGCCATGGCCAGTCCGTTCGAGAGGATTCTCTCGGAACTCCTATTCCGGTGGACTGTCAAGATACCATACTTGATTCTCTTATCTCTCTTCTTACATCAGAGATAACAGAGTTGTATGCTGTTAATGACAGATTGCGGACCCAATATGGTAAATGGCATAGAAAGCAGCATCCTTGCATTTCTAAGACCCATTTTTCCGAGTTATTTCTTCCCTCGCCAGATATTTTCGCGATGGGGGGTCGGGAGTTATTGTATGGAGATACAATAACTGTGCTCCATTATGACGAGATGTCAAATGAGAGTACAGTAGGCTACTTGCCGCGTCCACTTATGGAGGCGTCAGAGCTCTATCGTCCCAACAATCCCATTGCTTTACCTGGTAAAGAGAGGGAGTATCGCACAGCAACACTTAACTTCATGATCCGGTGGTTGGAAGAGATTCCAATTGTGCCGAATTATGGAGATATTGACCTCTTTGCAAATGCTTCACTGCAGTTGCAAAAAGGTAAGGTTGGGTTTCAGTCTGATCTGTCCCGGCGTGCTCATCGCATATTTTCTGCCGTATGGCAGGCGGTGCTGCTTTCCGGGGGTACTATCGATCTTGATATTGCCCCTGGTCTCGCAGCTGCGATTGAGCGCCAGGCTCTTCAGACGTTTGGTTATAGATAGAAGGCTTGGTCTTCCTTAAGGAATGTCCCCTTTCACTATCTAAAAGAAACCGGCGTGTAGGCTAACTCGAAGCCTCGAGACTATACGTTGTCAACGGGTAGGTAAGGTCCTTCTCTACGGCACGGGCTAAGCGCCCCTTGTGTCCAGATCCGTAAATCGGAAAGGTGGATCGCTAATACTCTTAGAGAGTCCCAGGATTGAAACCCTGGTCCCATCCGTGCAATTCGGAC